AGTTGTAAGGTAGTTCTGGTGGGGCCATTCCCCGCCCTCTTTTTCGAATTTTCTTGCATTAGGGTATCGAAAAGCGAGGATATCGGGCCGGCTCGTATTGCCGGATTCCTTGATGATGATCTTAAAAAATGCGTCGGGAATCCCAATGAGCATTTCCCCTTTTTCCGCTTCTCCAAGCCACTTGGTTGGCTTTTTGTTCTTGAATATCGGCCCGGTGACTATCCATATCTTTTTGTACTTATCCGCCCACTTTTCGGTTTTCTTTTCAAGGTTAAACCAAATCTTTCGATTCAGCTCTTTCGTCTGAGGGCAGGCATTTAGCATGGTGTGCGTATTCCAGTCGGCTGCCGCTCCAAGCCGCCAAGCAATATGCTTCATGCAAAGATGACCACGATCGTAAACCTTATCAGGATGCGCCTTTCGGAACGTATTGGTAAATTTGTAGGTATCATCATCGGGGGCGACTCCCGTTGCATGGAGACCCTTATCTGTGAGCCAAGGATTTGGCCTTTCCGGTCCCTTACCAAGGATCCCTTCTTTCTTTCTTATCTCATACGCTACCCATTCAGGATTCCCCAAGCGGTCCTCCACGCCGTCACCGTCGTTATCATCTGGGCCGTCAAAGCTAACCATATATGCCTTGAAAACCCGAACGATGTCTTTAGGCTGTGTGCCGAAACGGTCGTGCTCCTTCGCTACGACGAAGCGGAGGCGCGATGCGTCAGCGACAAGGTTTTGGAGGCTTTCGGGATCGAGGATGAAAACGACGAAAACGGGGAGGAATGTGATGCAGCAGCTTCTTTTTGAAAACCTGCCGGCGCAGGTGCCGGTGACGAAGATTTGGGATGTGGATGCTTTTCTCACGGACAGCGATAAGGAGATCCTGGCGAGCACTGGCCGGAAGTCCAATAAGAATTTAGGTCGATGGCAATTGTCGGCTTCGAAGCACTGCCAGTATTTCACGCCCCTGGAGTTTTCGAGTTTTCTCTGCGAGCTCGCGCGGGAGTGGATCGGCGACTCAAAGCCGCGGGTATTCGATCCGACCTGCGGGACGGGCCGGCTTTTGTATCCGTGGAAGAAGGCGGGCTTCGATGTGGTGGGCGTGGAGCTTGACGGGGATATGGCCTCAAAGGCGCGGCACCTGCTCGGCGGCAAAGCGGTGAAAAGGGGGGACATCCTGGAATATCTGCCGCATCTGCACGGGGCGGCGCCGGTGGTGATGACCAATCCTCCCTTTGGGCTCCAATGGGACATCGAGGACAAGGAAGACGAATTTCAGTTTGTCCCGGTCGCCGGCGGCAAGGAGAAGATCGGCAGCGAGATGGCTGTGATGGAGGCGTGCATAAAGGCCGTCCAGTCCTACGACGACGACGGAATCATCCTGGCGATATTGCCGGTGGGCTTCGCCGATTCGGAAGCCTGGCGCAACGTGGTCTATGAGACAAACCGCTTCGAAATGTTCCTGGACGTGCGGGTGGAGAATATGTTTAGGGCAGAGTACAAAATTCCGGTCGCCGCTAAATTGCAGGTCCTTTTCAAGAGCAGCGGATACGAACGCTTTTATCCGGATGAAACCGTGAGCGGCGAAATCGATTACAGCGACCGTGATTGGAAGGCGCAGCTCCTGGGGCTTTGGAAGAAGCTTGAACTTCCTCATTTTAGCTTCACGGATTCGGAAAGGGCGAATATTCCGAATCTGGGCGACCTGACGGAGGTCGACGTGGACTACCGGGCGCGACTGACGCCCAAAGGTTTGAAAGGTTCGCCGGCGGCGATGGCGATGGTCGATTTCCAGGACGAGGTTTATCGGGAATACGATCCGGTGCGCGGGATTCAGGGCGGCGCGATCACCTCGGTGGCTTCGCAGGTCGCTTTGCTTTCCCGGGGCGTGGATCCGGCTTTGGAGTATCTGGGGAATCTCGGGTACGAGGCCAAGGCGCCTACCGCGATCGAGAGCGCCAGGCTGGAGAAATTGAAACAGCGTTTCGATTATCTGGGCACACCGTTGATGCCGATCAAGCCCCATGACCGGCTGGCCTACTTCCTGGAACGTCCCTACGTGGCGGTCGACACGGTCACAGGCGACGCCGGCGCGCCGATCTGGCTCAAGGGCAAGAGCTACAATTTCCGGCCGGGGTGGATCCGGGAGAACGCGGTCCAGAAAAAAATGGATAAGGGCGAGGGCGCTAAAGCTCATACGGTGGTGTGGCGCAAGGAAAGCAGGGCGCTAAAGATCACCATCGAAACCGAAGGCAAACCCCGAGAGATCGACGAGACGGAGCCGGAGCAGATCAAGCTACTCACCAGCGCCTTCGGACTTCCGACCATCGATGACGTGACGCTAAAATATCGGGTTCAATACGAAAACTATTTGCGGCAGGCCAGGCAGGAGTTTCCGTATCTCTACGATTATCAGGCCGGCGACATCGCACGGCTGTCGATGAAAAGGAGCGGATACCTGGGCTACGAAATGGGCGGCGGCAAAACCGTAACGAGCGCGGCGTGGGCTTCGCTCAGACGTTTTCGCAGAGTGCTGGTCGTGGCGGAGTCGGGCTTGGTGCAAAACTGGTTGAAGGAACTGGAGAAGTTTGGGTTCGAGGTTCACGAACTCCGCGATCATAGCTCCATCCACCAATTACGCGAGAAGATCAGGGCCGAGAAAAAGTCGGCGAGCAAGGATAAGAAGACGGTTTTCTACGTGACCTCTTACGAGTTTTTGAGCTTGGGAGACCGGGTTTTCGACGGCTGGACCTGTCACCGGGAGCGGGAAGGCTGCGACGATCACCACGTGGAAAATAACCGCTCTCATTCCTGCAGGGACTGCGGACGCTCCTACCTGACGGCTTATCCGGCCTGCCCGAAATGCGGCGAGAAAAAAGAATGGTCGGGAATCTGCCGGGAATGCGGATACCGGGCCTTTTCTTATTCCGGCTGCCGGTCCTACCCGGCGGTCAAGCGAATCCGGAAGCTTTTCGGTGCGGTTCTGGTAGACGAGGCGCAGAACATGAAGTCGAGGACTTCCCTGCGGGGCCAGGCGGTGCGCTCAATAAACGCCAAGGGAAAACTGGTACTCACCGGTACGATCATGAAGGGATATATCACGGATATCTACTGGACGATGGGATGGCTGCTCGGCAACGACAACCCGATTTTCCCTTATCCCTTCGCGGCCGGATCACGGCGCTTCCTGGAGGAGTTCGCCACCTACGAGTTCGTGGACAAGCAGTTCGCCGACACCTTGTGCAGGGGCCGGGCGAAACTGATCCCGGAGGTCAGCAACCTGAATCGTTTCCGCCGCCTCCTGGCGCCGATGTCGATACGCCGGCTCAAAAGCGATATGCCGGAGCTCAAGGCTTTGCCCCCGAAATACCGGCACGTGGAATTGCTGGAAATGAAGGAAGATCAGCAATGTCTCTATGATCAGGTTTCGACGACGGCCACGGAAGAAATCACCAACGAGTTTCGTAAAGCCAGCCAGCAGGACCGCGAAATCAATATGGGGATCATCAGCCGGAATCTTTGGGCCATGGCCTTTGCGGCGACGGTTCCGACTTCCGATCACCTGGAGTCGCCGCTAAGGCAGGGAGCGGATTTCGCCAAGCTGAAAAGGGTTCGGGAGCTCGTCGCCGGCGCGAAGGAAAAAGGCGATAAGGCCATTGTCTTTTCCGGCCTGCGGCACATGCAGGCGGCGATTGCCAGGGACCTCAAAAAATCGGGCTTCAAAATTTACGAGATATTTTCTAATTGCTCCACGAGCAAAAGACTCGACGTCATCAAAGAGTTCGAGGCCGACGAAGAGGCCGTGGCCATCGTGACGGGACTGGAAGTATTGAATCGGGGATATACCATCATCAAGGCCAATCACGTCGTCATCACCGACATTGGTTATACACCCGAGCCACATCGCCAGGCAGAGGACCGTGTACACCGCCCAGGGCAGGTAAAGGACGTGCACATCCATTACCTCTTTTCGAAAAATACGATCGACGAGCACATCTACGGCGTCACAGAGTGTAAGCAAAAGGCCATCGACGAAGCTATCGACGGAAAGGCCAATTCAAAGGCGGCGAAATTCCTGCGCGACAACGCCGGAAACGTCAGGCTGGCGATTGCGAAAAAAATTGTTGGCAAGTCCTTTTTTTAGTTGCTAATTTAGTAGAATGATATTAGCATAAGGAACCTGCCCTGGCGCCTACGCGGGACATGATCAAGATGACGGATATGCAAGAATATACACGGCGCTTCATGGAAGAAATCCTGAGCCAGGTCGATCCGCAAGAGATTTTAGAAAAGCATCAGGATGCGGTATTACTGTGCTGGGAAAAACCCGGCGATTTCTGTCACAGGCAACTGGTGGCGGACTGGATCGAAAAGGCGACGGGGCAAAAAGTTCCGGAGATTACTATCGAAGAAATTACAAAACAGCAGCGCTTGTTTTAGGGGCAGAAATGGAAATCACGATTGAGGACATTCAGAGGATTTTGGGCAAAGCGCACCTGCGGCTCATCGACACGGTGACGGTCAAGCAGGCCGCTCAGGTTTTGGAGATGTCGCCGAACACACTTCAAGCCCAGCGCGGATTCGGCAACCTGGCCGTGACGAAAGAAGAAGGGCGCTTGAGGATCGAAGTTCGAGAAGTCATTCGTTACGCCGCCGAAAGTCGGGACAAACAAGGGAGAAGGAAATGATCGAAAATTTCATCACGCACCTGCGCGCGCAGGGGAAAAGCGAAAACACCCTGAAATCTTACCTGGCCGATCTGCAAAAATTGGCCTCGGCTCTGCCGGTGAGTTTAGGAGAAGCCGGCCCAGAGCATCTGGACGAATATTTCGCCGGCGCCGACGTTGCGGCTTCGACGCGCAATCGCATGATCTCCTCGGCCCGGGGGTTTTTCGGGTGGGCGCTGAAAATGGGATTGATCGGGCAGGATCCGGCGCGGGATCTGCGCACGCGAAAGCTGCAGACGATCCCCGCGGGCATTATCTCCGAATTCGAGTATCGGGTTTTGCTCAAACACTTGCTGCGGCGCAGCGACGAACTCGCGCAGCGCGATCATCTGGCGATACGGCTGATGGGCGAGATGGGCCTGCGCGTGTCGGAGCTTTGCGCCTTAAACATCGAGGACGTGGATTTGGAATCGAAGCATCTGGTGGTGCGCGGCGGCAAGGGCGGCAAAGACCGGCTTCTTTTCCTGTCCACGGACATGCGGCGGATTCTCAAGCGATATTTCAAGACGCATGATGGCGACGTGATTTTCCCGATCACTTCCCGGGCGATGCAGCTTCGCATCAGCTATTGGACCGCCGAAGCCGGACTTCGCACGCATCTGACGCCCCACGGCTTGCGACATCGATTCGCGACGCAGCTTTTGGCTACATCCAATCTTGCCTGCGTGCAAAAAGCCCTGGGCCATAGTTCCATCACCACAACCCAGGTGTATTTGCACGTCGGGGACGAGGATCTGCGGGCGGCTATGGGGGCGATGTGTAGAAGCCGAGACATAAGCCCGAAGCGAAACCACCAGACCCGCTTGTCCGATCCTTCATCCATTCCTAAAACCCCGTCGCCCCCTGACGCTTTAGGCCCGCTGTGTGCATTCTTGCCGGCATGAAGCTGGACGGAATGGACGAAACAAAAATCATCGAAATCCTTTCATCGCCCTGGCGGTGGGGGGAGACCTATCTCGTCAATCGCGACGGCTCGCCGCGCAAATACTGGGATCACCAGAAAGAGGATTTGGATTGCCCGTCTCGACGCATCATGCACCGGGACGGTCGCGATGTGGGAAAGTCTGTCGACCTGACGACGCGAGGTCTGTATATCCCATTCGTCAACAGAGGTTATGAGGTACTGATCACGGCGCCGTTGCAGGGGCATCTGGACAATCTGATCGAGGAGATCGAGTTTCAGATCGATAAGGTTCCGGATATCCAGGATTCCATCGCGAGAAAGCGTGGGGGGCGGCAGCTCGACATCAAACGGGCGCCCTATCACCGCTACCGTTTTTCCAACGGCTCCATGCTTCACCTGGTTCCGGCCGGGCACGACGGCAACGCCCTTCGCAGTTATCACGTCATGGCCGCATTGGTGGATGAGGCGGCGCGGCTGTCGATCAAGGCATGGAAGGCCTTGGACGGCTGTGTGAAATCCGGCGGGACGATTGTCGGCTATTCCAATCCGGACGGACGCCGCAATACGCCTTATTATCGATTCACCCAATCGGATAAGTGGTTCGTTTTCAAATGGCCCTCCTGGGTCAATCCGAACTGGACCGAGGAGACGGCCAGAGACAAGGAGGTCCTGCACGGCGGGCGCAACACGGAAGGCTGGGTTCACGAAGTGGTCGGCGAGCATGGATCCCCGGCTTACGGCACCTTCAATCTGGACCATTTTTACCAGGCGCAAAAAGAGAAAGACGGCTACATGCGCTTGGACATTCTCGGCGAAGATTTCAAAGACATCCTCGAAGGCGAAAACGAGCAGATGGAAGAAGCCATCGCGAGCCGGATTGTCGATCTTCTGGGCTCGCTGGCGGGAATGCCCGGCGTTTTTTACTGGGCGGGCTGCGACTTCGGTTATGCCAAAGACCCCACGGAAATTGTGATCTTCGCCGAAAACGATAAGGGCGCGCTGATTGAGAAGGTGCGCATCCACTGCGAGCGCATCGACTACCCGATCCAATCCGCGCTTCTGGCCGAGCTCGAACGTCTCTATAAATTTTCCGGCATCGGCCTGGACGTCGGCGGCAACGGCCTGTCGGTCTTCCAGGAAATCAAGCTGCTCAACCAGTTTGCCGACGTGCGGGAAAACGGGCTGATTGGCCGGCTTCGCATCTACGGCTTCGGAGAATCCCTGGTCATTGACGTGGACGAGGACGGGCAGGAGACAAAGAAAAACACGAAGGTCTATGCCACGGATTTGTGGACCGGCAGGATGCAGCGCAAGGAAGTCGTCTTCGCCAAAGAGGACGATGAGCTCGAAGGCCAGGTCATCGGCCACACCTACAACCGCACCGACCGGACCATCGTTTATTCCAAAGGCAATGACCATATTTTGGACGCGATTCGCTGCATGTTCCTGGTCCTGGAATCTTTGCAGCGCCTCGAAGGCCTTCACGACGTGGAGGAGATCGAGATTGTGAATCTGCGCATCGGCGTGAGCCAACCCATATTCGGAGTATGAGATGCCAAAGAAAATGCAAAACCAGAACCTGGACATAGCGGAAGTCGATCCGCTCAAAACCAGCGCCATCGAGTTCACGCACCGTTTCTACGACAGCACCGACTCGGAGTCTGTTTATCCCAAGGACTGGCCCAGTGAAGCGGCCAAGGCCTGGATATACTACAGAACCGGAAATTATCCGCGCGGGATCATCGACGCCTTTATCACCTTGAGTTTCGGCGACGGCATCTACGTCAAAAAGTCGGACGACTCCATCAAAACTGAGGATGTGAAGGCTGCGCTCAAAGCCAAGAAGATACTGCGGCACCTGAAACAGCAGCTCAAGCAGCTTCTCGTCAAGGGCGACATGGTGGGCTACTGGGACGCGGATCTTGAAATGGCCCGGCAGGTCAATCCGGTGAGCTGCAAGCCGAAATACGAAAAGGGTGTCCTCGTCGAGATCAAACAATTCGAGGCCAAGATAAGCAAAACCGGCAAGGCGACTTTGAAGGGCACAGGCACTTCCCTTTCCACGGAGGATATTTATCACGAAAGATGGGACGCGGCGGATTACGACGCCCACGGCAACGGACTGCTTTTGGCGGCCTTCGAGGACATCGAGCTGCTCAAGGATTTGCGCAGCGCGGACCGGGCCGTGGCCAAACGCTGGGCCAACCCCTTTATTTTCATGAAGGTGGGCGGCATTTTCGGCAACAAGCTTATCAAGCCGACGCAGGCAATGATCGACGACGTCGTCAACACCATGAACGAAGGCGACAAGCGCAGCATCTACGCCTTTCCCTTCTACGTGGATCCCAAGATGCTGGGCACTGAAGGCGAGGTCCTGGACACGGACGGGCGCAAGAAAACCGCGCAGGAGGGCATCGCGGTCGCGTGCAATTTCCCGCGCACGCTGCTGACCGGCGACGGCGCCACATTTAGCACGGCCCGGGCGGCGGCGGAAAAGCTGGCGCTCATGCTCGATGAGATACGCGCCGCGGCCTGGCGTTATCTGAACTGGCTCTTTGCGAAAGTTCTGGGCAAGGAAGAGGACGAGATCGACATTGAATGGGGCCACAACGGTTTCTCCCAGTTTAGCGGCGACGAATTCAAGCGCGTGGTGGGCGTGCTGGTGGAGCAGGGCGTTATCGGGCGAAGGACGGCGCAAAGCTGGCTCGAGTTGAACCCGGACGAAGAGGCGGAGGAGTCGGCCAAGGACGAAATCCGCATCAAGAGCCTCATGAGCATGCAGGACATTGTTGGGTTAGTGACGACGGGGGTTCTGACTGCGGACGAAGGGCGGGCTTATCTGGGCCTTGGCGAGCTTGATGAAGCCCAGAAAAAACAGACCGAAGGCGAGGTCGACGATATTTACGAAAAGACGCCGCCGCCGGAAGAAGGAGAGGGCGAGGATTAAATCGTGGCCCACCCGGCGAAAAACCTAAAGATCATCCCTAGCCGCATCGCGCCGGCGAGGCCTCCGCGTTCCTTGCGGATATTGGCGGGAGGCGCCCCTGAAAAATCGGCGGCTGCTGTAGCGCCTGTCGGTCCAACGTGGCTCTTCGCCGTCGGTTCCCGGCTGGGCCTCAACATCGCGGCGAATACCGAACTCGCCATTGCCGAAATGAAGGAGATGTCGGACGCCCACACGAAGGCGCTGGTTTCCGAATTTCGGGATTCCGAAAAGGCGATCAAGCAGGCCATCAAGGATTTCGATCACGGCCTGCCGAATCCGGCGGCGAGGCTTGCCCGACTCGATGGACTCAAAACCGAGATCGACCGCAGCATCGAGGCCGCGGTGACCCGGCAAAAAAGCCTCATCCCCGGACATAGCGAGCAGGCGCTCAAGCATGGGGTCAGTTCCGGTGTGGACGATCTTGTCCAGCAGGGACGCGGAAGTTGGGGAGGCTTGAATGCGGCGCAGGTCGCCCAGGCCGCAAGCGGCGCCATGAGCGTCGTGGATGCGACGGCCTTAAGTTTTCTGACCGCTTACCGGATGGAACTGGCCGGCGCCGTGGGCGATGATCTGAAAGGGCGCATCAAAAAATCCCTTTCCGCCGCCATCGTTCAGGGCACGCCGCTCTACGAAGTCACAAGGCAGCTCGGCCATGTGGTGACGGATCCGGAAAAATTCCGCCACGCGGGCGGGAAAATCTTCCCCTCCGCCGCCAATCGCTTGCAGCTTATCGTCGAGACCGAAAACAGCCGTGCGCACAATCGCGGGCGCGTGGCTTTTTACACCGACGCGGGCCTTTCTACTTTCCGTTGGTACACAGCGAAGGACGAACGGGTCTGCCGTATCTGCGGGCCGAAGCACAACCGGGTTTATAAAACCGAGGATCTGCCGGACCTGCCCCTGCATCCCGCCTGCCGGTGCACGGTCGTAGCCGAAGAAGCGACGGCGCTGAAACAACCGGAAGATTACGGCGTCGAGGTCGAGAAAACACCGGCGAAAAAACTACCGACCCGTTTGGATACCGAGGCGAAAGAGTGGCCCGGCAAAAAGGGCGTTCACTACAGGACCGATGCGGCAACGGATTCGGAAAAGCGGGCGGTGCGCCAATATGCTTCGATGACGACGACGGAGTGCCGGCGGGCCGGCGTTCCCATCGAGCAGCTCAGCGGCGGGCGCGGCGGAGTGGGCGGCTTCGAATTTCTCTGCAAGCGCCGTAGCGAAATGGGTTTCAAGGGCGTCTATCGGCATTCAACGAAGAGAATCGTCGTTCCCGTCCTGGACGATGCGGGGAAACTGCTTCCCCTGGACCAGGTTTCCATCACCGCCGTGGAGGAGTTGGCACACCACCTGACAGTGAAAAAGAAATGGTTCAAGTTGGAAAAGAAGCGGTGGAAAACGAGCGCCGAAATGGAGCCTATCTTAGAAAAAGCTTTGCTTAGCCCTCCGACAGGTGCTAAAATGCTGGATGATTGGAAGGTTGTGAAAAACATGCCTGTCGAAACTCAGCAATTCGAGATCGCGGCCAAGATGATTCGCCAGAGTGCCAGGAGATCCAAGGCCGTGGAAAAGGTTTATCCAGACCTGTGGACCAAGATTCAGGAGATCATCGAGAAATGACGACGCCCTATGTTGATTGGGACAAAGTTTATGAAGTCAAGGGTCAGTGTGGTGAAATCGGTCGCAAATTCGGGGAGCTTCTTTCCGAAGATGAGGAAAGAATAATATACAGAAGAGCCGCATTGATGACCGACAAAGAGCGCCTTCATTTCTTCCAAGCCAAGCTGAAAGAGCTCACCGGAACCGACGATCCAGCCAAGGTCAAGCCGAAAAATTAAGTTTCTAAATCTCTGTCGCCCCCTCCCGAAAAATTCCATTTTGTGATCACTGTCGCCTAAACAGCGCGGGAGATGCACAAAGTGTTACTCGGAAACGACAAATCAAAAAACGGTAGCGGCGATGCTCCGGTGGTCGCCCTGGAAAACGGGCAGGCACAGGTGCCTGTACCACAGGCCGAAAAGCCCCTGACCGGAACGCTGCAGACCGAAGCGGTTGTCAACGTGCCGACCGGCGGCGATGCTCCGGTGGTCGCCCTGGAAAACGGGCAGGCACAGGTGCCTGTACCACAGGCCGAAAAGCCCCTGACCGGAATGCTGCAGACCGAAG